AGTCGTCCGCAAGGGCGCGTGGGTTCGAATCCCACCTCTTCCGCCATCGTCGAGATGTGGCGCAGTTTGGTAGCGCGCTTGGTTCGGGACTAAGAGGTCGTGGGTTCGAATCCCATCATCTCGACCACTTTATCAGTTTTGGCCCTTATACGTACGTATAAGGGCCATTTCTTTGCTTTTTTTTCACTGATATGAACCCGAAACTAGCCTAATATTCACTTTTCAGGTGAATTGTGTGTCAAAATGTGTGTCAATTTTATTCCTTCTTTTGCCCACGCTTGGCTAACTTGAGGATTTGCTTCTGTTCGAACTCCTCGTTAATGTGGCTATAAGTGTTGATTCTGAGGTCAAAACTAGCATGTCCCATCCACTTTGAAGCCGTTTTAGAGTCGACGTTTTTCTCCAAACATTGGGTTGAAAAATAGTGCCGCAGATTATGTAATGGAAGTTTCATTCCGTACTCTGCAGCAATTCTGGGAAACAAATGAGTGATATTTGATTTGCTGATAAAGTAGAAGATCTCTCCAGGCTTTTTATTGATTTCTGTGAGGACTTCATATGCTTCATCGAACAATGGTACGTCCCGGATTGCAGCTGGCGTTTTTGGATCTTCCAGGATTTTTCTGGACCGGGAGTCATAGACCTTGTTTACACTGATTTTCTTGTGTTCAAAGTCTATGTCATCCCAAGTTAAAGCTAAGGCTTCTCCCTTTCGCATTCCAGTTGAAGCAAGGAACTTCGCAAATAGGTATGTATCGAAGCTTCGAACTTTCAACCAGTCCAAGAATTGATGCATTGTTTCATAGTCTGGTATATATTTCTTCTTTGCTTCAGGTCTTGCACGATACTCTACTTGGTCACAGATGTTGTCTTTCAGAATACGCTTCTTAATCAATTTATCCATGGCCATGTGAAGTAAACTAAATACCCTTGCTTGCATTGATCGAGTAGGAATTCCATCCAGGAAGTCATCGATGTCTTTTGGAGTCAGATTTGAAACAATCTTTTTCCCCGCTTTAGACTTTTCAACACTTCGGATCAATGTATACTCGACGTTTTCAATCGTTGATGGTTTCAAAGCCTTTGATCTGCTCTTTGCAGCTTTGTATTCTTCGAACCATGTATTGACCCAATATAGAAGGGTCATTTTTTTTGAAACTCCGGATTCCTTTTCACCAAGGTCACGCTTCCGAACCAATGCATTCACTTTTTCAATGATTTCTGGTTTCGTTGCAGCGTACACTGATTTAGTTTCTCCGTTTACACGATAACGGCCCATCCAGCGACCGTCTTTTCTTTTTGTGATGCTCCCTTCTTTTAGTGACGGCATTTCTGGTATCTCCTTTTTTGAATCTACCTCTTTCGTCACTGTGGCCGTCTCTCTTTGCGTTTGGCCTTCAATAATCCTCATAAACTCATCAGGATCCATTCCCTCAGGGCATATAGGAGTATCATCATCGGGATCATTGTTGTAATCGTGTATTTGCTCTAGTATAGCGTTTTTTATTGCTTTTTTGTCGTTTTTTAAAGCACCAAAAGGTGAGGCGTCGTTTTTCTCATTTTTCACGCCCACAAGGTCATCCGCACCTTGAAGATACTCTTCAACTTCTCGTAGAATTTCAATACCAAGTCGGACACGATATATCAGGTATTTACTCATGTACTATTTTACTTTTCTAGGGAGTCCGGCTTAGCTACCTTTCTTGCTGGCCACTCTTTCTTCCCTAATAGAAAGAGTGGATCCAGCGGTAGGGTTGTTTCGATTATACAAGAGAGATTCAACGGCCCCTTGAATCCGAAGAAGCTCTGAATTGGATAGTGACTCAAGTTTTGTAATCATGTATTGGTAGACATTATCAATCTCTTTATAAACTATCTTTGGAACTGGTGCTTTTCTTCCCAATACCTCTTCGAAACTAACACCAAAAAAATCTGCAAGTTTAATAATTGCAGATGATGGAAGTTCGGTTTGTTCTCTTTCCCACCTTGATATTGTCATAAGTGAGACACCTATTATTTCTGCTAAAGCAGACTGAGTTAGGTCTCTATCTTGTCGAAAATCGCTAATTTTATTCAATCAAACCACTCCTTTATAACACAATTATATAATTAATTTATGCCTAACTTTAATTTTTTACACAAAAATAGCGAATTACACTTGACACATTCAACATATAAGTATAAAATTGTAATTGCAATTCATCACATATGTATAATTTGGCAGGGAGGCCACAGTATGAAAAATAAGGAGATCAGCATATTTAATAGCAAGAACCCATTAAATCCAATCGCAGTTCGGTGTAAAGTCACCGATTTATTCTGCGGTTGGTTTTTTTAATGAAAGGAGAAAGTATGAAAGCTGATTTTATTCGAAAAGCATTATACGAAGATCTAATTCCACTTGACGAATTTGTTATTGAAAAGACAATCACCATTGACAAAGACGCTTTTGAGCAGTTCATTCATAATCCGTTGGAGGACTATGCTTTTATCGAAGACAACATCGAACTGATGGGACATGACAAAAACAAGATTCTGCACTGTATCTTCATTACATCTGAAGAACACGATTTCGGGATTTTGGTTGAAAGCGAAGGATACACATACGCACGCTATTCAGCTTACTTTCCAAAGGCATTACTGGAGGATAAAAATGAGCACGAATGAGAGGGCATCTAGAGCCATTATTTACAACGAGTCATTTCAACCGATGAAAATGGATCCAAAACATCCAGTACGTGAAGGTCTGACAATGTATGGATTTATCAGTTACTGCAAAGCTAACGATTTGAAGCCTAGCGATGGAAAGGTACTCACCGATTATGTCCGAGCATAGATTACCAAAGAAAATAAAGAAAAAGATAATCACACCTGAAGATCACCTTGGAAAAGACATTCGAACTCCAGAATCTAGAATTATCCGAAACGTTCATAACCCAGATGAATTCAAGAAAATTAACATTGTGGAAAGAAGGCGGAAATCACGTGAGAGCCACTAAGGTATATGTACAACACGAATTCGTGTTTCTGCTAAAGCATGAACTCATTGATCCGGAAGACGTCATCACTATGGCCAAAAGCTATGAATCGATGATGGTTGACAACGTGAAGTTTACTTTCAATAAAACTAACTATCCAAGAACACTTGTAGTCGTTGTCGAAGGGACACCAGGTAGTGTTATCTGCGACCTTTACGGCACCGTACCAAGTCAATAATCAAAAAGGAGGAAACAATGGAAATATTAGATTATAAAGTGCAAGCAAATATGAAAGCAATTAAGACTGCGCTTTTTGACAAAGAAATCACCTACGCAGAAGTCGGCCGGGAATTGCATATATCAGAAGCTTCAGTAATTAACAAATTAAACGGCCGAACAAGATTCTACCTTGATGAATTCTACTATCTTTCACTGTTAATAGATACAGACATGATGTCATTGCTTTCAGTTGTGCCAATCACTGCCCAACTCAATTATAGTATTGAACCCACCGGAGTGGAATAGCCCAATGAATAAAAAACGCTACAAAGCAAAAATTGTGGCTTTGGAAGGGGGTGACCCATCACGAAAAAGAATGAATTGATGCTGGAACTTAATGACTTCATCCTTGAGTTGAAGTACCAGGAGAAAGCCGATCGAACCTTGAAAAAGTATCGAGCTGACATTGTCCGGTTCCTAGATTCGGTGAAGCATGACTGTGATATCACAAAAGACGATGTCATGGCGTACAAGCAGTACATAGCAAGGAAGTACAAACCTAGATCTATCAACTCTTACATTGTCGCTATTAATAAGTTTTTGAAATGGACCGGATGCGATGACTTGAAAGTAAAGAAACTGAAGATGCAGGAAAAATACTCAATTGACAATGTTGCATCAGACTCTGACTACAAGAGGATCCTACGGTACGCTAAGAAACTTGGCTATCCGGAAATGTATATGCTGATCAAGACAATCAAGTCGACTGGTATCCGGATTTCTGAATTGAGTTTCTTCACGGTGGAAGCAGTCAAAAAGAGCTTCTACATCCATATCCGGAATAAAGGAAAAGACCGTGATGCCATCCTGAAGCAAGACCTAGCAAGAGAGCTTCGTAAGTACTGCAAGGAATATCACATCACTACAGGACCAATATTCACAATCTCAAAAGCGACAATTTGGAGAAGGCTCCAGAAGATCGCCGGCGCAGCTAGAGTGAATCTGGACAAGGCACACGCCCACAGCTTCCGACATTTATTCGGTAAAGATTACATTGAACAGTTCAATGATCTTGTAGGGCTTGCAGATTTACTCGGTCATAGCAGCCTTGAAACAACTCGAATTTATACACGTAATACCAATGAAGAAAAAAGAATAAAACTTGAAAGTATGAGGTAGAAGGGAGAAAAAAGATTCATGGGATCAAATTATTATTTAAAATCTGATCGAGATATTTTTAAAAAGCATTACATAAAACTGATACGACATCGTCCTTTTGGAAATGATTTCTATGCACTGTATGATGTAATGCTACATGAAAGTATCGATCACAATGGAGAACTACGAAATTCTGAAACACTACCGTTTGACGACGATACGCTGATGATGGTTGCGTTCGGCGACTGCATAATTCAACCGAAAGACATCAAGCACTTCACTAGCGTTGTACATGAAGGCTTGGCGCTTTTCAAGGATTTAGGACTTATTGAAATAAGAGACGACGGGACCATTGTCATGCTCAAGTTACCAGAAAAATTGGGAATGACATCATCGGAGCGAGTGAAACGCTTTAGAGATAAAATGAAACAAGATGAAACGTTACCGAAACGTTACAGTAACGATAATGAAACGCAAGAGCCCGTTACATGTAACGCTCAAAACTGTAACGATAATGATTCTAATAATAGTTTAGAGTTTATAGATAAGAATAAAGAAATAGATAAAGAAAAACCGTTACATCCAATTATCGACAAAGCCTTATCTGAAGCTTTAAATTACCCGTTCCTAAAGATTGTAGATTTCTGGAATTCGAGGATTGCAGATAGAAAGGCACTAAAGCCTGATGAACCAATAATGCCAACAGTGCAGCGTCATGTGTCAGATGCTCGAAAGAAAGAAATCAAAGCTCGTATTAATGACTACACTCTTGACAAGGTCTATCTGATGATTGAAAAAGCAGTTGCTTCTGATTATCTCCACGGTAAAAACAAAGATGGATGGAGAGCAAGCTTCGATTGGTGCTTCACCCAAACATACTTTCCAAAAGTCCTCGAGGACAACTATATGAACAAAGGAGGTATCACCAATGCCTACACTGGAAAACCTGCTGCAAAGCCAGAATATCAAGGCCACGGCACGACGGTTTAGTGCAATGACAGAAGAAGAAAGAGTTGCTATGGAGATTCAGATCTACAACGAGTCTGATGGCGATTTGAACTCTGACGGGATAGACTGTTCAGAATGCCGAAACAAAGGCTACATCATGAAAAACAAAGACGGTTACAAAACGCTTTATCCCTGCAAGTGCATGATTGGACGAAGGAACAAAGCATTAATCAATAAAAGCGGATTAGGAAAACTGCTGTCATTGTACCGAATGGATACATTCCGATGTGAAGCTACTTGGCAATACAACATCAAGAACAGCGCAATCCGATATGCAGATCTTGCTCACAAAGAAAAATGGTTTTATATCGGTGGTCAGGTTGGCTCTGGAAAAACTCACATCTGTACTGCCATGGTCTCAATCTTGATTGATAAAGGAATTGAAGTCAGATACATGATTTGGCGTGATGATATCGCTAAACTGAAAGCTTCAACGTTTGGAGACGGAACTCCTGACTTAATTCAGAAATGGAAATCAGTACCGGTATTGTACATTGACGACTTTTTCAAATCTGACACAAAACCTACTGTCGCAGATATCAACCTTGCATTTGAAATCTTGAACTATCGATACAACAATGGCTTATCCACAATTATCAGTTCTGAATATGACATCGACATCATTCTATCGATTGACGAAGCTATCGGCTCAAGAATCATCCAAATGTGCGGACCGGACTTCTGTCTAAATGTATTGAAGGACTTATCAAAGAACATACGTCTGAAGAAGGAGAATGGCAATGCAAACGACAAGCACTAGTTCCGAAAATCAAAAGAAAAAAATCATCCCATGTCTAGACTATGATCGACAATGTATTCAAGCCATAAAAGACGGATTCATCAATTATGTCATTATCAATGGACGAATTCCGATAATCGTTACAATCGGACCATATGAGATGCAAGAGGTCCAGAAAGCAAGAAGAGCAGGGGTTCGGATGGAAGTCGTCATTGATGGACTACCTCAACGGATCCCAATTCAGGAGGCACCAGATGAAGAAGACAATCATTAAAAACAAGAGGAATATCATATCTGGTCCACAGGACCCTACAACAAATCAGATCCACCGCATCATGATTGAAAAACCTTACAAATGGCATTCTGTCAAAGAACTCTGCGACATTGTATTTAGAGAATTTACCAAATCACATGATACTGCCATCCGGGAGGCAATCCGGAAAATCCGTCTGAATGCGGATTGGTTCTGTCTGATTATTTCAAGTAGAAAAGGATACAAGGTATGCGAGAACAGAGAGGAATTCAAATCATGGCGCTCTGGTGTGATCGCTGCATTCGAAACGGATCTTGATGTCTTGGCAATTTCTGACTGGAAATCTCAGCATGACGAAAATATGCGAATGACTGAAACCGATTATCAGTGTCCCGTCTATGAGGCCATCAAAGACATGCCACCAACGCCACAAATTCAGCCACCAATCAGTTACAACATCCGGATTGATGGACAAGTAGCCATGGAGTTGAATTAGATGAGCGAAAAAGAAAAAAAGGATCTCGTTGAGACTCTAGAAACATGTGTTGCGCTATTGGATGCAAGTGGTGTCAATTCAAAGCAGATTGTAAAGAACACACTGTCCGACATCATTTCTGATTTGAAAGGCATTAAAAATACTGAGAACGGATTACCGTTCTAGAAAATCTCATAGGAGGAGATCATGAGCGAATTAAAAGAAAAAGCCCTGGAGAAAATGCTCCAGGAAATGAATGAAAAGCATTCTGCATCTGAAGACAGGATTCACAACTGGCTATGTGACCAGGAAGACGAGTCACTTATGCAGAATATTATGAAAGAAGGGAAGTCAATCAAAGGCGCTCTAGCGTATGCCAAGAGCAAAGCTCAAAAAGAAGCTGAAAACGGTGTAGCAATGATTGACGATGAAGTAGTCTACGGATGGGTAGTTGAATACTTTGCATCTGAAGAAGTCAAAAAGGTTCCTGTTACGAAGTCTGAATCAGCACCAGTAATCAAATCTAGAAAACTCGGTGTTGAAGAAAAGAAGGCAGCCGATGCAAGAGCGAAAAAACGCGCTGAAGAGGAAAGTAAAGCAAAAGAAGAAGCTGAAGAAAAAGAAAAGGCAGCAATATTAAAAAAAGCTCACGCTCCAAAAGGACAGACTTCTTTCTTTGATGATTTATTTAACGGAGTAGATCTAGCTTCAGGACCAGACATGACTGCTGAATCGGTGTTTGACGTTCACAAGTGCCGCGAATGTGGGTGTATAGATTTAAACGCTTGCCAAGGCGGTTGCTACTGGGTCGAAGACGACCTCTGCAGTAAATGTGCTATCAAGCTTGGAATCCTTCATGATGATGATTCAGATGGATATGAAGACGATGATGATGAAGAGGATGAATAATCATGTGTGGTTATCCATTAAGTGAAGATAAAGAGGCAAATAAAAAGTATAAATACAGTTTAGATCATTATACTTTTAATGTTCCAATTCCATTTGACATTGATAATGAAGCGCTTGAAATGGTTCCTCATTATGCATTTGTTTCCAAAGCTGCAAAAGCATATATTTGTTCACATTGCGGTACATATCACGAATACAAAAAAGAAGATTTTCAAGAAACAAATCAATCAGTTTGCACAAATTGCGGACACAAAATTTCACTTCATCGTCTAAGATCAAATACAAACTATTATAAGCTTCGAAAAATTGTTCAAATTGATTTTTTGAACAAGTATAAGGACAATATTTTATTCCAAAGGTTTTACTTTGTAATAGAGATTAATGCTGATTCAAAGAGAGAAACAATTACAGTCAAAGATGAGAATAGGCGTTCAATGATTATTGGTGATGAATTTGTTCAACTCAAATGGCATTATGTATACAACAATGGATTTGATTATAAAAGGCAATGGGTATTTGGTTCGAATACGGATTCATGTAGCGATTATTACAAAGACTATCACTTGGTAAATGTTAAATCTTATAGAAAACTATTTTCAAATACTCTCATTGAAAAAACTCAATTATCTGAATTTGTAAATACTAGGAATATTGAGTCTCATACAGTAATGAAACTTGCTTCCTTAGCAATTAAGTATCCTTGGATTGAATATTTATGGAAAGGAAACATGAGGGAACTATACAAGGATATAGTTTATGGAAATGCAAACATGAGTGTTATTCGTCCAAAGATGATTATGCATCATCGAAAACAAATTCAACGATTAAATGCTAACTCTCCAATGGCAGAGATAATTAGATATGGAGAACGACATCGCATGACTTTACTTCCGGATGAATTTGTAAAACAATTTAATGATTGGTATAGAAAAAATAGGTTTATAGAAGTTTGGAAGAGCCAAGGAAACAATCAAGAATTAATCAAGTATGCGATAAAGCAAGGTGTTGATAAAGTGAATAGTTATTATGAAGACTATATTCGAATGACGAAGGACATCCACGGTGATGGAGAATTACCTTCGAACCTTGTATTTCCTAAGGATCTCAAAAAAGCACATGATGACATGGCATCAAAGCACAGAAAAATTGAAGTAGCAAAAAAGAATAAAAAGTTCGAAAAGGCCATGGAAGATAAGTTGCAGCTTGCATTTGAAGACAGAAAATTCGGACTTGCAATTGTTGTGCCTACAAAAGCAACGGACCTTGTCGACGAGAGTAAATGTTTGATTCATTGTGTATCGAGCTACATAGACAATGTAGTCAAAGGATCCACAACAATATTGTTTGTGAGGAAGATAGAGAAACCTGACGAACCTTTCGTAACAGTCGAGTACAAAGATGGAAAAATCACTCAAGCTCGAGGTTACAACAATCACAATCCGGAAAAGGATGTAATGGAGTTTCTTGATGTATGGAAGAAGAATGTCAAACCAATGGAAGGTGCAAGAGCATAAAAAAAGCTCCTTAAAAGGAGCAAGATAAATTTCACAAATTATTTATTTAATCACAAGTTATCTTTTATGAAAACAAGGTCATTCTCTGGTATCGAATTGATAAATTCAATAATGTACTTGACCAGTTCTTCTATTATGTTACCTATGACATGAAAAGGAGTTTTAGCAAACGAGAAAAGGTATAATTGCTCAGCTTTAGTAAAGCCATCTTTATTATGAGCATTAGGAATTGTCATAACGGTGTCTTTGGCCGGAACCTCAATGTTGTATGGATATCCCATTTTTTTCACTTTATCGGTATCACTCTTAAAAGAAGATATGATAGTGCATGCTAAATCATAAGGAATTCCGCGGAAAGTATCTGCCTGGTCATAAACCACAACAAAAGAGTGACTTGGACACGCCACTCCTCGTACATCAATGAATTCTGATTCAAGCTGAATAATATCGCCTAATTTTACGGGAGAAATAACAATCACCTACTTGTCGTTTTTTGCGCAATTAAAAACAGGTCGTTTTTCTTCTTTTGGAGTTCCAACAACTACTGAGTAAGGTGTAACCCCTTTGATTGCTTTGGAGAAAGAAATGATTTTGACCTTATTCTGATCTATTTGGTTAATTTTCAGAGTTGGCATTTTCATTGTTGTCCCCTCTCTTTCGCAACTTAATTATATCACGAATTTCAAGCGTTTCAACATGAGATACATAAATAATTAGCAAAAAACATCAATTTTTTGTAGTTTATCACCAATTTATTGTTGTTTTCTATCATTTTTGGTGTAAAGGTTATATTTAACATAAAATACTGAATTATTAAGGAGAATCAACAAAATCATGAAAAAACAAGTAAATAGATATTGGTACACTTGGGATGCCCAAGGAAAGAATATTGCAAGCCCATACTTTAAAACCAAACCACAAGCCGAAGCTTATTTTAATAAATCTATCAATCCAGGGAAAAGCGGAGCATACCCCAAAGAAGGGTATGTAAATAATCCGGATTCATACAAAGGTTGTGATCCTCGTGACTAAGAATATCAAATATCTCATTTTGATTTTGATTGGTATTTTCATTACATTGGTTGTAATACTATCTGGCGCATATTTAGATAGACGAGAAGCAAGTCGTGTCATTGATGATATGACCTGGTGCTATGAATCCGCAGATCAATGTGGAATCCATAATATTCTTGAAGAAAACGAAATTGAAGATCCAAGCATCGAGATGAACATCACATGGCTTGAAGATAATACATTTAATCTGTCTGAGTCCGATGTTGAAAAGGGATTAACTATTCTTAGATATCTCTATCATCTTTCGTATTCAGATCGTCAAGATTTCATGATTAAGTTTCAAGATGAGTATTGGAGGATCCATGGAACCAATTGATGACGTACTGAAGATAATTCAAAAAAACTATACATTAGTTGAAATGGGCTTCGACAATAAAGACGATGAATGGATCAAAGACCTTGGCTGGGTGAAAGTTGTTGTTAAAGATAAAAAGCTTCTTGCTCGTCCATGTGATCAACCAGGTGAATTTGTTGACATAGACACTGGAATTCGTCAACTCAAAGAAATTACTCGAAAACTGAAGGGAGCGTCGATTATAACATGAATGAAGCTACTAATAGCATCGATTACATTTCATTCGATCTAGACGATTATGCGACTTCAAAACAGAAACCAGTCGTAAAGAGAATTGATGCGATCAAGGACAAATACCTCGAATTCTACACAACAACCCTTCCAAATAGAAAGACTCCCATCATCGCAGTCTATAACAAGGTTTCCCAAGAGGTGATTGGAGAAATCAAATGGTATCCACCATTTAGACAATATTGCTTCTTCCCGGAAGATGAAACAGTGTATCATGATGGTTGCATGAACAAAATTGTAGAATGCATCACATATCTTAAGAAAGAGCAGGAGGCTCGAAAATCATGAGTAAACTATTTGTTGAAAAAAAGGAAACACATCTCGTATTTAAGTGGGACGACATCGAAAGGCATCTATCCGAATCTCAAATCATTGAACTTGCAAGGATGATGAAAGACATTCGAAATGGAAGAATCCAGGAAGGAAAAGCTGCAGAAAACGAGTACTATGTTGTCAACAAGGACGAACCTTATGCAGCTGCTGTATTCGAGGTCATCAAAGTCTGTGAGGAAAACAAAGATGGAAATTAAAGACATCCAGAAGGAAGTACATCAAACCGCAAAGGACCATGGTTGGTGGGACAAACCAAAAACATTTGGCGAGATCATCGCTTTGATTCACTCAGAAGCAAGCGAGGCTTTGGAAGAATATAGGAATCACCTGAATCACCCACTCACATATTATTCTGGCGAAGGAAAATACTACGATGGATTGGCGACAAGCAAAATAATTGTTACATCTCCATACCAGGACATCAAATTTCAAAATGGTGCTGGCGAAATCATCACATCAAAGCCGGAGGGAATTCCATCTGAACTTGCTGACATAGTTATTAGAGTCATGGACTACTGTGAGTGGGCAGGCATCAACCTTGAAGCCGCAATCCTTGAAAAGCACGAATACAACAAATCACGTCCATACAAACATGGCGGTAAAGCAATATGAGTCTTGCAGCTGTACAAGCCAAAGTCAAAGTCAAAAGATTCAGATACAGACTCATGGCATCCGGAATCAAATTGAAAGCACAGATATTTGGAATGGGAATTGTTGATGTCAAATGGAAAGCTCCGTTTCATTCCAAAGTAAAATACATCGATGTCAGGACAGAAGAACTGGCATGTGCAGAGATTCGTGGAATGCTCAAAAAGCACTGGACAGGTTTCATGATTGAAGAAATCATTGAAAATAAACCAGAGTTTAGTGAGAATTACAAAGTTTCAATAGACGATATTGAAGCTGAACAAAACGCTAAATAAAAGTATTAAAAAAAGCAAAAACTATTCGCTATGGTGCGATGCTGTCAAAACCGCATAGTGTCGCACTAGAGCGTACTGTAGATTAGTGAAATATAATGTAAAGGTTATTTTACACAAAATAAGGTCAAAAAAGAGGTGATAATGTGCCTAATTCTCAGGCCCAAACATCAGAAATTGAACTCAGAAAAAAGTATGATTTGAAGTATAATTCCGTCAAATGTGCAGCGTACAAAGTCGGTGTCATGGTTGAGTTCAGATCCAGGGAAGGTATCAAAACAGGAATGATTGGCAAGATCACATCAGAAGAGGATGGAGTAAAGTACCTGGTATCAGTAGTCAACAACAAGATTTCCTGCATCGAGTTGTACAGAGCGCTCAGATCGGAAATTATCAGAATTGTGAAGGGAGAGACATAGTGGATCTACAAACGAATGTATTTCGAATTGAGATGCTGCATCAGTTTGATTTGCAGGATGCATCTGATCTTATTCGAGTATTGAAAGAAGAGTTGAAACTACTCAGGGATGTAAGGCCGGCTTCCTTAAGTAGAGAATCTGAAAGTAAAATTGAGGCAAGGACCAAGTGGCTTGAAAGCATGATTGCGGTTCTTGAGTCTGGGTTATCATCTAGAATAGAGATTGTATCGAAGCTTGAGGAGAAGTGTAAGATTGCGTCGGAACTACTGAATGATGCAGAGTTTAGAGTATTCATGACATCACTTAATAACACTAAAACAGCAAAGCAAATTGCTGATGAAGTAGGCTATGCTGAAGGATATGTAAACAATCTAATTAGTAGCATTAAAAAGAAAACAGGTATCATGGTTGTCAAGTTGTGAAAAACATGTGAACTTTGTTCTTTAAAAACAATGCTATGATGAAAGTGTGACAGGCAGTCACCATGATCTCCTAATCATGATTGGCCGGCAGTGACTCCCTTCTCTGCTGGTATCGTAATAACTCGTCTATGACGATAAACATACATACATCAAAATACAAATACCAAAGACCAGTCCTTTCGATTGTGTCTTTGTTATTTATTTCTCGGGAACGGAGGCAAGGCAATGGAAACACCAGCAAATGTACGTAGATTCTACCAGTCAAAGTTGTGGAAGAGTGTGCGTCAACGCGTGCGCTACAAACACAGAGGAATCTGTGAAGAGTGTGGCAATGCAGGCTGGGAAGTTCATCACATCATTCCATTGACTGAGTCTAACGTTGATGATCCAGACATCTCTATCAACGAGAAGAACCTGCAGCTTCTCTGTACGTCATGCCATGATGCCAAGAGAAGTCAAGAGGAAGTAACAAGAGAAGACGTTGCTTTCGATGCCGATGGAAACTTGGTTCATCTAAACAAAAGAGTTGTCTTTAATGGCACAGTTTATTCAACAGAAAAGCAACCCCCCCGGTCGAAATTCTAAATACGGGGTCCCTGAATACCGGGGAGCCAGTTCAGTAAAATATATTCCCGTTTTTTGATAAAAGGGGATTTCAAGCGCTTTTAAGAGAATCTTAAAGAAGCTAAAAATACATTCAAAAACATATCAAAAAAGGTGCAAAAATGCAGATAATTTACCGCAAACCAGAAGACCTAATTTTATATCAGAACAATCCAAGAAAGAATGATCAGGCAGTAGAACTCGTCGCCGAGAGCATCTCAAAGTTCGGTTTTCGGGTTCCAATAATTGTCGATAGCAATGGAGTAATTGTCACAGGACATACTCGAGTAAAAGCTGCAATCAAACTTGGAATGAGAGAAGTACCTGTCATCGTAGCTGATGATCTAACTGAGGATCAAATTAGAGCATATCGAATTGTTGACAACCGTGTATCTGAATTAGCAAAATGGGATTATGAGTTATTGGAAGTTGAATTGAAAGAAATCGAACTTGATCTATCCATGTTCAAATTCGAGCTTCCTGGAGCAGATGATCGCATGGTTGATGACAACTACAACGTTAAATTATCCAAGACTCCTAAAAGCAAACTCGGAGATGTGTATAAACTCGGATGTCACTATCTCATGTGTGGTGACGCAACAAGCAAAGAAGACATGAACAAACTACTTTCTGGGACCGTTATGGATCTTGTCTTGACAGATCCACCGTACAATGTCGACTATGAATCAAATGCTGGCGACATGATGAATGACAATATGGAGAAAAACAAGTTCCAGGAATTCCTAGCAAATGCCTTTGCGAATGCTAGTGATCACCTCAAACGTGGAGGGTCGTTCTACATCTGGCATGCTGAATCTAGTCGATTGGAATTTCATCTTGCTTGTAGAGACATTGGCTGGCATGTCAGACAGTGCCTAATATGGGTAAAAAACGGACTTGTCATGGGACGTCAGGACTACCAATGGCAGCACGAACCTTGTTTATATGGTTGGAAATCAGGCGCAGCGCATTACTTTATCGACGACAGAAGCTTCACTACTGTCTGCCAAGATCAGGATATTGGCAAATTAAAAATCGGAGAGCTGAGAGAAATTGTTCGCTCAGGACTCGAATTATCAGATAATACTTCTTCAGTGATTCATGAAAATAAACCATTAAAAAATGATAATCACCCAACCATGAAACCCATTAGATTAATGGGTAGGCTCATAAACAATTCTAGCCGTATGGGGGACAACATCCTCGACTCCTTTGGAGGAAGCGGATCTACCTTAATCGCTGCTGAACAGCTCGGTCGTCGTTGCTTTATGATGGAACTTGATCCCCGTTACGTTGACGTCATCATCGATAGATTCGAAAAGATGACTGGAGTGAAATCCGTAAAAGTGTAAGGAGGAGCGAGTATGACAGGCAGAAAGCCGGTTCCGGCGGATATGCTAGATCCTGATAAAATCAAATTGAGTCAGGAGCAATTGAACGCCAGAAAAGAAATTGAAAAAAAAATGAATCCTAGCTCGGTCCTTAGGTGTCCACCGAAAACAAAAATCAGTTCGGATGCTAGGAAAATCTGGAAACGCATCATGAAATTGTATGACGGAATGGATGTCGATATATTGTCAGATCTTGATGAAGTGTCACTTCGTATGTATTGTGAAGCGGTTGCGATTTACGATACAGCGCATAGCGAGTGGCTACAAATTCAACATATCATAGTTGCTAATCCTTCAGCACAGAACCGAATAGACATCCTTCTGAATCGAATGAATAAGCAGACCACAATCATCAACAAGCTTGCTGAGCAGTTATGCTTGACACCAGTCGGAAGGGCAAGAATGGGTGTTGTAACAATTTCTATTCCTCAAAAAAATCAAAACCCAATTCTTGAACTTTTCAAAACCCAAAAAAAGGATGGTAGTTCGTAATGAACTATGTTCAAGAGTACATAGACAAGATTCGATCTGGAGAAATCGTCACTTCAAAACGAATTAAGCAACTGTACTTCAATATTGTTGAACCAGTCATTCTCGATGAGCATCCAAAGTATTACTTCGATGAAGACGAAGGAGAATTGTTTATCACATTTGCAGAGACATATTGCAAGCAATCAAAAGATGAATGGGTGGGACAAGACATCCGTTTGATGCTTTTTCAAAAAGCAAAATACCAAGCGATTTTTGGGATATTCGACCGTGAAACTGGACGGTTAAGATTCGAAGAAATCTTTGACGTCCGAGGACGTAAGAATGGCAAATCCACCGAAAACTCTGTACTAGGGTTGTTTCTACTAGTCAAAGAAGACGGTGCTGAAATCTATGTTGCGGCAACAACTTTTTCTCAGGCAAGACGCGTATGGGAAGAAGCACGGTTGATGAAAACACAATCTCGGTTCATGCGAGATTTAATTGGTCACAAAGTATACCCTGCTCCATCACTTTACAAGAAACAAGGGAATTCATACTTTACAGTATTATCAAACGCCGTAAGCACTCAAGACGGACTCAATGCTTCAGCGGCAATTGTAGATGAAGTTCATGAACTTCCAAGATCAAGATACGACATATTGAAGCAAGCAATGAGCGCCAGATTAACGGCATTAATGTCAATGATTACTACCGCTGGTTATGTTCGAGGAGCTCTATTTGATGACACTTATGACTATATGATACAAGTTCTTGACGGCACAATCCAAGATGATAAGGTGTTTCCTCTCCTGTATGAATTAGACGACCCTAGTGAAATCAACGATGAAAAATGCTGGATTAAGGCAAATCCCGGACTTGGAATCATCAAGAAAATAGAAAAATTAAAATATCTAGTTGACCGAATGAAGAATGATCCGAATTTAGCAAACACCGTGAAAACAAAAGACTTCAATATTCGTGGCGTAGAGAACCAATCATGGCTTCGATATGAGGACTTCGATATATGGGAAGAATACATTCCTGAAGGTGGAACTGAAACAATACGCCGCCCAATAATGTATACCGAAGAGGAGATAAAGCAATTCGACAATTCGCTGGTTCTTGGTGGATTTGATCTTTCAAGAACAAATGACTTGACTGCATTTGTGACACTTTTATTTGACAAAAAGAAACATCGAGTTATCGCAATTCCTATGTTCTGGATGACTGCATCTTATCTACAATCTGAAATGGAATTCAATTCGAAGATTCCTTGGAAGCAATGGATCGATCGAGGATTCATCCGAATATCCGGAAATGAACTGATAGATCATCATGATGTCGCAAACTATGTTGCTTCTAATTTCAAAACCCATGGATGGATGTACCAATTTATCAATTATGACTCTTATAGTTCATCTTCACTCGTCCATGAACTGGCACAGATGGGATACGCCGAGGACTATTGTTTAAAATCAACGCAGCAAGGATACAAAACACTATCGGTCCCAATGCAAATGCTGGCCGCTCACTTGAAAGAGAAAATCCTTTGCTATCAAAATCATCCAGTTTTGAAGTGGATGTTCTCAAATGTCATTCTTGTCCAGGACAGAAATGGCAACTTCATGCCAGATAAATCGAAACCAAAACGCAAGATTGATGGCGTGGCGGCAATACTAAACTGCTATGTTTCTTTGTCTCAACAACCGGATTACTACTTTAACTGAGGAGATGATTAGATGAGTATTCTAAATGCAATATTCCAAAAGAAAAACACACAAAAAATAGTCTCCGCAGTAGACTTTTACAATCCATATTTTTCTGGTGCGTATGATCCAAATAAAAACATCACAT